GGACGAGTGCACTGCCTGTTGGACGCTGGCCAGCAGCGTCGGCCTACCTTTCGCCATCCTTGACCTCCCTGTAGTTCAGCGTCACCAGCGTTCTGCGGATCACGCGTGCCGCCTCGGTGACAGCCTCTTCAGAAATGCTCGGGCCTAGGCAGGCGTGCAGCAACTCGTGCACGATCGTCTCAAGGCGGGTGCCGCCACGCAGCTGGTCATCAATCAGGATTCGCGGTCGCTTGGCGTTGTCAAAAAACGTCCACCCAGCAGCGCCACCTTTTAGCCTGGTGAACCGCAGCAGCCAACGCTTGCCGTCAATCGTGATGCTGTGATCTTCGGCCACGGCAGATCCTCCGCATCGACTGTGGCAGAACTGTCAACCGATGCCGATGCTGCGGCCAATCTCGTTCAGCGTCTGCTGGCGCTGCTTGCACTTGCACGGCCTGCCGGTGACTGCAGACACACGCTCAGGCGTAATGCCGACGGCGGCTAGGCCAGCAGCGACTAGGTCGCCCAGACCAAGACGCAGGCATTTGTGATAGACGGTTTCGGTGCACCGCACGGAAAACCCACAGCGGCACGACGCACGCCCGTCCACGCACGCAAGCGGCATGGCATCCACTAGGTGCATTCCAGAGTTGTGGCAGTCACCGTCGTGGCGCCAGTCCAGCCATTGACTTGATAAACGCACTCCGGGCCATCGACTAAATAAAACACACGCACGATGGTGCCTTCGATGTCGTAGTCCGAATAATACGTGCAGTAGTAGGGATGCCCTGGCGACAAACGGGAATCATTAAACGTGAGCGTCGAACCAGAATTTTGACACACGTCAAACGAAGTGCCTGAAATCACCACCGTGATGATGACGTTGGAACCCGCACCCCACGGAATCGTTTCCGGCCCGCAAGGGCAGCCGCCACAGCACCAGCAGCCTGAGATAAACATGGCCTAACACTCGGCTGCGATCAGATACCACGCGGTTCCTTCGCGTGCAATTGCGCAGTTCACATTGCTGGCAGACGTGTCGCCGCTGTTCACGTCGGCGAACAGGTTGTAAGCCGTGGTCGTGTTTGGCGTAGTCGTGATGTTGCGAAACGTCACAACGTGAAACGTGTTCTTGTCCCACGCTCCAGTGAACGTGCACACGCGAAATACTTTCCGCAGTGCCGGCACCTGCGTTTCCCACTCAATGCCGCCGGATCGTCTGTTGCCAATCTCAACAGTGCGTACAGCTGCGGCAATGCGATCTGCCGCACCTCGAGTGAACGCTATAGGGTCGCTGTCGGCCACCGACTCAATCCTCAATCACGTTGATGAGCAGACGCGAACCCGCCACTGCAGCTTTGGCTGCGTAACTGCCGGCAGCCAGGCGGAACATGGCGGCCTCGCCGGCACGCAACCTGACGGACTCGTACAGCGTTGTGCCGTTCAGCCGGCCAAACGACACCGTGTGCGTTGTGGCCGTTGACAGGTTCCTGGCGTAGCACAAGCCCAGGCTGCTCATCGTGGCCGTGCTGATTTCCGTGGTGGCTGTGTTCAGGTTCAACGTGAGGGCAATCATGCCAGCGGACGAAATATCCGCCGTCATGTTGGCAGCGTTGAACGACTGCGAAAAAGCGCCTTTGCTGACAAGTGCTGACACGCTGAAGGACAGGTCGGCCATTTTTGCCTCAACTGGGTGGTGAACCGAAATAGGTATTAAAATCTATCCTGCGATATAGACGACGCGTGAGAATTGCCGGAGCATTGCCAGGATCTTTTTTCCCGCCAGCGCCATCTAGTGCTATTGGCTCTGCTGTTGCCAACCATTCTTTGTTTTTATCGTCCCAAACCATGGCGCGTTGTTTCTCGCCGCCTGCAATAAAATTAAACCCCACGTCGGGTATTAGCAGGTTCCATCCGGTTTGACGGTAGAGCAGCTCGACAGACACTTCCCAGTACCGCACCAGCAGTTCGTTGACTGACTCGTATTTTAGTTGGCCGCTGATGCCCTGGCATTTCCACTGATCTTGGCCACCGCCTAGCCACGCCGTGTCATTCACACAGTTTGTCAGAGCAGTGGCTATAGCAGATGGAAACACGGCCCGGTTGCCCTTGATGACCACCTTTGTCTGAGCCTCATCGCCCTGCAGCCCCTTGATGTAGTCGCCAGCACTGTTGGTCAACGGCTTCAACTCGTTGCCGTCAAAGTAGTACAGCGCAGATATGGAAGCACCTTGCGTCTGAAAACTCCACGTGTCTGGACGTGTCAGTGGGTGCTGGTCTGGCGTGTCCTGCTCTTGCGGCGGGATTGAATAGACCGTGCTGATTTCTGTGATGAATTGCTTGCTGCGTTCCGTGTCTTCAATTGTTTCTTGCGAAGAGTATTCCGTAAGCACGCAGCCGGGAAATTCAGGGTGCGGAGAATTAACGGAAGCGTTTATGTACTTGGTGACATCGCTGCGCGTAGTCGTCAGACCCGGAATAATCTCTTGAACGGCACGAAACTTGCGAGTGTGCCGTGGCGGTTCGCCAAACCTCTGTTCAACGCCACGCGTTTCCGTGATCGTGAACTTTGGTACTGCATCAGGATCTGGCACCTCCGCTTGTTGAGGTGGAGGCGCTGCGGTCGGTGCTGGCGTCAGCGTACCAATGCTGATCGTCGGGCCGATCTGGATGATTTCCGTGTCAGCGCCTTGCGACCCTGGCTTGAGCGATCCGCCGGTAGGTTGTCCAACGCTTCCCATTAGCCTACGCCCCCAAGGATTTCCGCCTTCTCCATACGCAACTTAAGCACGTTTTCATTTAGCTTTTCAAGTTCCTTGCGTTGCTTGCGGTACTCCTCAATGGCGGGGTCTGCCTTGCCGCTGGCTAGGTCGAGGAAGGTGCTGGCGCCGCCCGCAGTGCGAATGTCACCGATCTCAAGAGCACCAAGCCGCAACTTCCGCAGGTCTTCAACGCGCTTCTTTTCCAGCTTGAAGACTTCTTCAGCGTATTTCTTTTGCGCTTCGGCAATCTTCTTGCCATTGTCTTCCAGTAGTTTCTGCCGTTGTTCATCTCGCTTTTTCTGCTCGGCATCAATCCGCTTCTGCTCTTCCTCGGCCTGCTTGCGTTGGGCGGCCGCACCGCTAGCAATGTCTTCCTGCTGAGCTTGGACTTGATCCAGTTGTTGCAGCCGCTGCATGCCAGCCCGCTCGGCATCCTTGTCGCCGGCAGCCCTGGCCTTTTCAACGTCCTGCTTGACCCTGGCAATTTCCTTTTCGACGGCCTCGACGTTCTGTGCCGCCTTGTACCGCGCGGAGTCGCCGCCGAATTCCTGTTCAATCTTCAACTGCTCGAGCAACGAATCAGCAATCTTGGTGTTTGCTTCAATGGCCTTTTGGGCAGCCTCTTGCTCTGCCTTGGCTTTCTTCTCTGCCTCTTCGGAAACAGCAGCAACAGCTTCACGCTGCTTGTCGTACGACTCCGTAGCCTGCTGCACGCCACGGTCAATTCCAAGCCAATCCTCCGCGAACTGCAGCACACGGTCGATGAACCCGCCGACCTGAGACACGACATTCTTTATGCCTTGCCACAAACCCTGGAACGCACCGGCTATGGCGCTGGTCACGCTTGAGATTGTTCCGCCAATGCCTGTGAAGTCCAGCCAGCCAGCCACCAGATCGGCCACATATCCGACAGTCTGATCTACGGCTGCACCGACAATCGTGCCAAGTCGTTCCACGATTGCAAAAAACGTCTCGAGTGCGTTGCCAGCAAACGTGCCTGCCTCGTAGATGACTTCGCCAACGGCGGTGAACCCGTCGCCAATGGCATCAAGGAACGGCGTGATTCGCTTCAGGATCGGTTCCAGCAGGTTCGTGAACCCGCCGATGGCGTCAGCAATTGCACTGGCCACGCCATCGGCCAGGCCGGCAAACGGAACCAACAGGTTCTGGCTTAGTCCCTGCAGGGCAGTGCGAATGTCGTCAAAAGAATCATCGACGCCAGCCAGCCGCTCTACATCCACATCGCTGATGGTGGCACTGAACCGCTCAAGGGCGGCCTGCGAGTCTGCGAGTGATGCAAACGCAGGCAGCAGCTCCAAGCCCTTTTTGCCAAGGACTTCCGTTGCCAGGGCGGCACGCTCTGCTGGGTCTTGGATCTCTGCCAACGCATCGGCCGTACGCTGAGCCAACTCCGTTGGGTCCGTGTTCCTCAACTCCTCTTGGCTAATACCAAGCCGCTGAAACGCCTTAGATACGTCGTTGCTTCCCTCTCTGGCTTTGGCGATGTTGACTTCAAATTTCTGAAGTGCGGATGCGATTTCATCAATTGACAGTCCAGTTCGCTTGGCTGCCTCATCCAGCACCTGCACGAAATCGAACGAAGCCCCAAGCCTTGAGGCAGTATTAGATAATGCCTCGGCCTTAGCGGACAGATTCGATAAACCGCTGGCAATTGATGCGGCGGCAGCGCCAAAGGCGGCAATCCCTGCAACTGCGACCGTAAACGGATTGACCAGTGCGGACACTGACGCAGCCACAGATGTGACGCCAGACTGGAGCCCACCGGCAAACACCCTGCCAAGCCCTTCGGCCGCACTCGAAAGGCCAGACATGCGTCCGGCGATGTTGCCAATCGGGCCAGGGATCGCGGACAAAATCCCGCTCAGTTCGTTGAATTGAAGCACGCCGCCTTTGCCAGCCTTATCTGCTTCTTTGTCGTATCCCTTGGCAGCTTCCTCGGCTTTCTTGAAATCGGCCGACACCTTCGTCAACGCACGGTCATAGGTTTCCTGCGTAATCGTGCCGGCCTCAAGGTGCTGCCGCAGTTCATTGACCTGGGCGTCATACCGCTCGAGCGGCGTGCGGGTTTGCTCAAGGATCTGCCGGCCACGATCGCGGAACTGGTTGACCTTTTCCTCCGCTTTTGCGGCACGTTCGTTCTCGCCGGTCACGTCTGCCAGTGCACGCTCATAGGTAGCGCTGTCGATGGCACCTGCCTTCAGCTGCTCGTTCAGCCGATCCACCGCGAGTGCGGTTTGCTCCTCGGCCGTGCGGTACTTCTCAATCGTCCTGGCACCATCCTCAAAGATGCGTGCCGTCTGCTGTGCCGCCGATTGGATCGCCGTAAATGATTCTGCGTACTGCTTGGCGCTGATCTCGCCGGCCTGCAGGGCAGCCGCCAACTGGTCGAACTGGCTTTTGACGTTCGCCTGGGCGTTGGCCGCACCTTCTGTCGTGGCACGGAACCTGTCAAAGATACTGGCCGTGGATTCAGCCTTGCTGCCCAAGTCGGCAAGCGCCTTATCAACCGGCGACAACGACGAGCCGAGCCCACTGGCATCGGCCGTCACCTTCATCGCCAAGCCAAGTACGGTTGCCATCACATCACCCCAAGCCGTCTGTTGAGTTCATCTATCGCGTCACGCATCTGGTCAGGGTGCTGCGGTGGAGACTCAATCGGTATGAAGTCTTCCGGCCGTGGCGATTGTCCTTTGCGAGAGTACGGAGCCAGCATCGCTGAAACGATCAGGCCTGTTTCACGCCATGAATCCGGTATTGCCTCAAAGTGCCTGGTGTACGCGACCCACTCGCTCAGTTCCTTGCTGTCCATGCGCCGCTCAAGTTCGCCCACCGTCATGCCGAGATGGCCGGCCAGACGGAATAGGAACCGCCTCGAGGGGCGCAGGTTCAGTTTTTTGCCAACTCCTCCACATCATCCGCCATCAAATGGTTGTGCTTCATCGTCCGTTCCCACAGTCGTGCCATCACTCGGGCAGACTTCTTTGACAAAGCCGAAACCTCATCGGGCGTGAACAGCAGCTGCCCGTCCTTGGAGCACAGCACTCGCTGCAGGAACTTCGTGCGAAAGTTCTCCACGCCGGTTTCCTTCTTGCCAATCCATTCGCGTTCGTAGGCGTCACGCTCTCCAACGCTCATGACGCGGCAATACACGGACCCGCCCCACTCTGGCACCTCAATTTCAAGCAGGTCGAGATCGTCGGCGGAAAGGATTTGGTCTTTCGTCAGGGCGGCCATTTAGTAGTTCCTTAACGGGTAGTAAATGCGAAAAACGAACGCGTGCCGAAGCACGTCGTTTCTCGTTGCTTCAATGGTAATGCGCTCGCAAATGCAAGCGCCTTTGAACTTAATGACGCCAGCGTGCGCTATCGTGAGCAGACCGTAGTAGCCGTAGTACGCTGCCGGAATTGGATTGGCGAGCGCACGCACAGTGACGGTGCCGCAGTCGCCAACATTGCGGCCGTAGGCCACAGTGGCGTCAACGGCGTACTCCGTCACCTCAGACAGCGTGAAAGAGCCCCACGTTATCGTGGCGTTTTGCGCTGGCGTCGGCATGACGGCTCCCCGTCAGGCTCACGACCTGGCAATGCGGAACGTGGCGGAACCCTTGACGGCGTCGTTGACCGCGAATGTCAGCGTGCTGGAACTGACGGTGGCGGCACGGCTCAGCAGCGTCACGCTGTTGTGCGATACAACAAGCGTCCCGGTGGAACCGTCTGCAATCAAGGACTTTCCGAGATAGTCAACCTGCACGGTCTGGCCGGTGCTGGTGGTCGATCCGCCAAGCGGGCGGTCTTGCGTCAGCACGGAAGCGCCGGTGGTCAGCCCAAGATGCGACACGTCGATCGTGTTTTCGACGTTCGGGTCCGTGTTCGTGATGACGATGTTGGTGACCGTGTACCCGGTCCCAGCAAACGTGAATGTGGTTCCGACACCATCATGCGGCGTAACGGCCATTTATCAAATCTCCTGCCAGAGTGCGTTGTAGACCTGAACTACCGTGTAAATTGGCGGAACCTCGCTGCCGGCCAGTTGCACGAAACCGTCGTACTCCTGTTCCAGCGACACGTGCTTCACCTCTACAGTGTCCACGGTGCCACCCCAGCCATCCAGAACCTGCCGTGCCTTGTCAGCCAGTTCCCTTACGGCGTTGTACGTTTCCGCGTACAGCTGAAATTCAACGCTCACGGTTGGCGACCCAACGGGGCCGGCAAGCGAATGCTGCCGCACGATGCCTGACCGCCTCCACGTCACGAATGGCAACGCCGCGTCTGATGGGGCGAGCAGCGGGTAGACGCGGCTTCCGACTATTGCGGTGACTGCGGCATTGGCCACCAGTTGGCTCCGCAATGCGGCTTCAGGCGACTTGAGGGACATGCCTAGTTTCCTCCGCTCACGGTCTTGGTCATAAACATGGCAACCGCCTGAAGCGCATCGTCAATCGACACACTGAGTTCGTCGCTCAGGATCTGTGCCACCTCACCCTGCGAGTTTCGCCAGGCGGCCTCAATGGGCGGATTGCCGGACTTGCCGCCACGCGGCATCGCGTTCAGCACGATTGGATTGCGGGACTTTTTGAAAAACGCCTTTTGGTAGGCAGGGTCTGTCTCGACGCGGTGCCCTCTCTTGCCACGCGGCGGGCGTGGCGTCGGAAGCATCTTGAACGGGCCGAGCCAGTTGAAAGAGGATGCAATGTAGGCGTTTTGCCCACTGACCCAGTGCACTAGCCCCTTCTTGCTTTTCCGCTGATAAGGCTTGTTTGAGAACTTATCAATGAGGCGTTGCTGCGTGCCAAACTCCACGAAGCCTTGGTGGAAGGCTCTGTCTGTGCCTGCTTCCACTGAGCCACCAGCCGCAGACCGCGAAGCGCCCTTTCCGGATCGGTTGAATCCGACTAGGCCGACAGCCGCACCGTCCTTTGTGTAGGTCTTTACCTTCGTGTTCACGGCCCGCGCGAGGTTGCCGGTTGGCCCCTGCGGAGTCACGGCACGCAGCGCCGCCTCGGCTGGCTTAATGGCCTTGCGCAACGCACTGGCCAGCAGCTTGCTGGCAACCACGTTTGGGAACTGCTTAAGCTTTTCCCGCAACTCAGTGAGGTTGTCGATTTTCGCGGTGACGATAATGCCAGCCATTCAGGTGGTTTCCTGGCAGATGGCTTCGTGCTCACTGCGGTTGTTGTGCTCGAGCAGGCTCACGATGTCCAGCGTGCGGGAACGCCACGACAGCCGCATATTTTGAGTTAGACCCGGCAGGTAACGCATCCGAACTTTGTGCGTCACGGACGTTTCTTGTTGGCCAGCAGCAAGCGCCTCACGCGCCGAAGCACCCTCAACGCTTGCCCACACCGCAGTGCTGTTGCTCCACGAAAGCACGGTTTCGCCAAGGGCATTTGTGCTGCCGCTGGCAATCTGCACCGTGACGCGTTCGCGGAGATCACCGGCCTTAATCATCGGTACGATCCCCAGCGTTGCGAGTCGAGCAGGGATTTCACGCCGAACTCCACTTCCTTGCTGATACTGCCCATGACAACGCCGCTACGGGCACCGTCGTACCAGTGGCCAACCAGCATCAGGATCGCGTGGCGAATCGTGGCGGGAACGCTTGCCCCTGTGGCTCCATAGCCAGCCCACCATGTCACGCTGATTGCGTTGTCATCCATCAAGTGCGGCGGCCACGTCTGGCCGTAGAGAGTCTTCACGGTGCCAGGCGTGCCGGCCCGGTCCACGCGGTAGCTGGCCGTGGAGTATGTAGAAGTAGTGCCGTTCTCAAACGTGAACGTCAGGGCCACCGCCGTGGTCGTGCCAGCGGCAGCCATTGGCGGGCGTGGAAGCTCAATGTCTTGCGTCCCGTCAGGCGGGAACGTGTCGAACCGCATCGCCCACTGCGTATGCACCAGCGTGCGGTCTAGGTACTGCTCGCACCATTCGCGGGCAGCCGTGATCAGCGTCCCGATGTAGGTGTCATCGTCAGACGTGTCCACACGCAGGTGGGCCTTAGCCTCTGCCAGCGTAACTGGTTCAACGGCCGGCGGCGTCTGGCGTGTCAGGCTTCGGTACTGCACGGCGTCCTCGTTTGCGTGGCGTGGCGTCTGCTGTCTCCGCGTCGTGGTCAACAGACGCGGTTTCAATCAGGGTCTGCTGCGTGTCTTCGACGGCCACACGCATGGCCAGCAGCTGCTGTGCGATGCCGCCGGGAACCTCGGCCACCTGGCCTGTGCGGTATCCACGCCATGCGCGGGTGAATTTCAGTTTCCTCATTGCGGCACGCTCCATGCAGTTTCTGGACGTTTCAGCGTGTTGGTGAATTCCGTGGCCCACTGGAACACGGGCGACCCAAGTTCCTGGCCGGGCCACGTCACCACGTATTCGCCGTGGCCCAGCACGATGCGTGGAGAGACAAAAACTCGATTGCCGCTTTCACGCCAGTTCCGCCACCAGTAAATGTCAGGGTCTATACGCCCCAGGCGAGTCGCGTTTCCGTCGTTCCACCCGCCCTCGCTGTCGGGCTTGCTCCAGAACCACGGTTTCTTAGCCCGCTTCAGGGCGGCCGTGCTGATGACCGTGCATCCAAAATGTGCGCTGTCCACTTCCTGCACTGGCTCGGCAAACCACGACTTTTCCACCTGCGTCTTGCCGCCCTCCGGCGGGTTGTCCAGCATCCCCTTGAGCGTGAGCATCGGCCGCCCATCTTCACGCTTGGTCTGCAAGCCTGTGATGGCATCGCACTGAAACGTCATCGCCAGGGCAAACAGGTGCTCAATGTCTTCCTTGGTGAAAAACGTGTCGTAGTCGATGGTGAGCAAATATTCGGCCTTGTCGATGAATTGCTCCATCACTCTGGTGTTGACCTGATCCCAGAACGCACCGGTGCCCATTGTGGGGCGAATGCCCAGCGGCATGAGTGCTTGAGCCCAGGCGAAATGGTTGGCCGTAAACGAAAGCCTAGGCATCGACAGGATGGCTTCCACCCTGATGTCAACTTCAGTGCCACCTACCTTGACGATCATGCGTGCCTCTAAACGAGAACGGGCGGCACACCGTGTGGCATGCCGCCCGTTCAAAATTGCACACTCGTCAAGCCGTCAGGCTCACGCACCCACCAGGCCGATCATCGGGCCGGCGACGGTGTCGCTTCCCAGGTTCGCGTGCGTGATGGCCACGCGGGCCACCGCACGGATCACGGTCTGGTCCGACAGGAAGTTCACCTGATCGCTGCTGGCGATCTCGATGGCCTGGCGGATGCCGTAGTAGCTCGAGTTCGCCATGTTCCCGTAGAGGGCCATGATCGCACCCGTCGAGTCCGCACCGCTCGGGAGCCGGTCGGTGAGAACCACTTCCGAGCCGAGGAACGTCGGACCCATGCCCTGCGACAGACCAACCGAACCGCCCTGGGCGAGGTCGAGGTTCTGCATGCAGGTGGCGAAGAAGAACGGCGAGCAGAACCACTTGGCACCGGCACGGCTGTGCTGCGGAACCCTGGCCATCATGGCCAGCAGGTTGGCCTTCGTCACTTCGTCTGGCGTATCACCGGCAGCCGTCACGAGCGAGGCGGCGTAGGTGGCAGCAGACGCCGCCAGCAGGCCACCCGTGTAGGTCGTGACGAGCCCGGCGACCGCTGGCGCGTTGCTCGGGTTCCCGCTCCACGCAGCTTCTTCCACGGCGTTGGAGAGCGTCAGTGCCAGCTCTGCAGCGATCCAGTCGGCAATCGACACGATCGAGTCCTGCAGCAGCTCGCTCGCAATCGTCACCGCGCCCGTGACCTTCTTCGCAGTCAGGGTGACCTGATTGGAAGTCGGGTCGCTGGCAGTGATGGCAGCGTTCTCGTTGATCCAGTACGCGGTCGCACCGGCCGTCCGTCGTGGGAACAGCAGCACGTCGCTCGGCATCACCACGTTCGTGGCGTTCTGAGCGAATGCACTGTACTGATCGACGAGCCGAATGACGGTCGAGGAGAGCACGTCAGGCACGAAGGCCGCACCAGTGGTGCTGCCGGTCGAACCCTGGGCACGGGCCTCAATGCCATGATCCTGGCACCACCGGCGGGCCTCGGCGTCGCCGCTCTTGGCCTTGAACCACATGCCGACCGAGTAGGCATCCTTGGCGTTCTCAAACGCACGCAGCCGGCCAGAGAACGGAACCGCCTCAATCCGGGCCTTGGGCTCTTCGGCACGCACCTCGGGAGCCGGGGTGCAGCGATCCACCACCGACCGCAGGCTCTTGGCCGACTCGGCCACCGACTTCTCAAACTCGATTTTCTTGGCCAGCTTGGCGGCATCGGCCGTCAGCGTCTCAAGTTCGAGGTCACGCTCGGCAATCTTGTCCGCGTCGCCTTCAATGGCCCGCACGGCGTCGATACGGTTGGCGAGGTTAACGGCCTCGTCCTGCAGCTTCTTGAGGTTGTCCACTGTGTGAGTTCTCCGCCGGCGGTATTGCCGATGGAGTCCACAGTGCCACTAGCGTGCCGGCCTCTTGCAGAAGCGCACTTCGGAAAGTGTTGTTTTCACAAACACGACACCGCGTGCACCGCACCTTGGGCAACGCATGTACCGCTGCCGCTCGTCACCGCATGGGCGGCTGGAACGGCACCGCAGTTTTTCGCCGCAGGTGCAGCGGGCCTCAGACACGGCGCAGCCTCAGTGACCACGCCGCAGCGGCGTCACGGACCAAGGAACGCTTGGCGATAGCAGCGGCAACCGCCTCGGGCTCAGGCTGCGACTGCGAAGCCATCCAAGCTTCGTAGGAACGAATGGCCACGCCAGCGCTGGTCTGCGGGTACGCAGGAACCAGCACAGGGCCAACGTCATACAGGCCAGACACCTCGCGGATCTGCCGCACGGCCTTGCCGTCATCGCCCTGGCGGAAGCCTTCGCCGCCCTTGTCAACGGTGAACGCAAAGGAAGATCCCCGAACGTCACGACGCTGGATTAGTTCCAGCACATCGGCACGGCTCACTGGTGGAGTCACCACGTACCGCAAGCCCTTGTCATCCGTGGACAACTCCAGCGTGCCGCTCGAGGTGCGGCCCAGAACGATGTTGCTGTCGTGGTTAAACAGGGCAACCACGTCCTGCCGACCACGCTGCCGGCTGAGAATCTTGTCGAATGCACCAGGCAGGATCTCTTCTCGGAAGCCGCCAAGGTCGAGGGACAGACGGTTGTATACGGCCGCGTAGCCAACAATGGCCGCTCGCCCGTCGGCGCGGCTTTCCACCACAAGTTCGTTTTCTTCTTCAAAAGCGAAATCGCGGCGCTCAATTTCCATCGGTCGTGTCCTCCTGTTCGGACTGGTCTTCGGCGTCATCTGCTGGGCTGTCTTCAGCCTCAGCGGCTGGTGCCGGCGGCTCCGCGCCCACCTTGTCCAGCGTGGTCATGTTCAACTGAACAAAGTGCTTGTCGCCTTCCGGCCCAATCGGGTTCAGATTCTCCAGTTCCCGAATCTCGTTAATGGTCATCCACCCGTTCTGGAGCGCGGAAACGTAGTAGGCCGACCGGCTGGCGTGGTCGCCACGCAGCAGGCCGCTCACGCTGTGCTCGGCAAAATACGTTTCATCGTCCACGATGAGGTCACGGCTGATGGCCGCTTCCCACCGCTTGAGATGCGGCAGCAGGCAGTGCTGCACGAACTCGGTGCCTTGCACCTCAATGTTGGAATAGGTGCTGCGTGTCAGGTCTTGGATCATGTGCGGCGGCACACGGAACGCACGGCAAATCTCAATGACTTGGTACTGCCGCGTCTCAAGGAACTGGGCAGCCTCGTTGCTGCCGCTGAGCTCGTGAGCCTTTACGCCGTTGGGCAGGACCGCAGTGCGGTGAGCACGGTCCGGCCCACGGTGCATCCGTTCCCACTGCTCGCGTAGCCGCTCAGCCGCCTCGGCCGGAATCGGGTTGTCACTCTCCAGCACGATCCCCGGCCGGGCACCGTTGCCGAAGTAGGTGCTGCCGTGGGCCTCAAGAGCCTGGGCCAGGCCGATGGCGTTCTGGAAAATCTTGTAGGTCGGGATCGGCTTAATGCCGTCCTCGGTCGTGAACCGCAGGCAGAAGATCTGCGACTGTGAGTAGACCGTCTGCCGGCCGCTGGGCTCGCGGTACTTGTAGCGGACCGTGCCGTCCTCCAGCCGCTCGGGCTCCATGCGACTGCTGTGCAGCGGCCACAGCTCAGATACGGCACCTCGAGCACCTGGGCGGATCTCGGCATACGACGCACCGTAGTGCAGATACATGCCGGTCATCCAATCCCTAAACTCCTGGGCTGTCTGCCAGGGATTGGGCTGCTGGTGCAGCAATCGATACACAGGATGCGTTGCCGCTTTGGTTTTGCCGCCGTTGGCCATGCGTTCGTAGACGTGCAGCGGAAGTGCAGAAACGGCATCCGATATGACGCGGATGCAAGCCGTGTAGGCCGAGCATGCCATTGAGTTGTCGGCGTTGACACGGATGCCAGACGGCGTGCGAGACGGCGAAACCTCGGGCCAGTCGATGCCACGAAGGTCAATCATCTTGAAGTCGGCGGCGGCGTTTTCGCTCATAGCGTCATCATGTCCCAGGACTGTTCTGTGGCCTTCTTTATGCTGTTCGCTTCCCAGCCGCCAAGCGCAAAGATCAGAGCGACAATCCCGTCAATCCGGCATGTGCTCTTTTTCTTAACAGGGCGAATGTCCTCAAAGGCTCCTGTCTCAACCGTCACGCCTGCAGCCATCCACGAGAGCACTGGGTTGCCTGCGTGGCGTATTTTCTGCTGAAGCACCAAGCTCTCCAGCAGTTTGGTAGGGCTGCTCATTGAGCGGAAACCCTGTCCAAATGATTCCACAGTCAGGCCCGCTCCTTGCAGTTCCACACCCAACTGCACGGCACCGGTCATGTCCATTAGCACACGCTCAACGCTGTGTGCCTTGGCGTACTTCAGCACGTACTCACGGATCACGCCGTGGTCTATGACGTTGCCGCTTGTGGCCGTGATGTAGCCAGAATCCACCCAGTGCTGGAACGGCTGGCGATCGGTTCGCTCGCGTTCCATGATGAGATCACGCGGGCTGAACAGCATGGCATCAACATCGAAGGTGCCATCCTCATGCGGGAATAAAGCCACGACCGCCGAAAGATCCGTGCTCTTGCTCAAGTCCATGCCGATGATGCACGGTCGGCCAGCCAGCGGCACAACAGGCGGCAACGCGCACCCGGCCCACTTGTCAGGGTCCAGAAACCGATTGCTTGTCTCTGTCCAAATTCCAAGCGAATATCTCAGCCACCCATTTAATTTAGTGGCCTTGTTTTTAGCCTCCATGGCATCAGCTGCGAACGACTCTTCCGTCATCGTCACACCCATGCCTGGATTGCATTTCCTCCACACGGCTGGCGAAAAGTAGTCGTCCACGTCTTTCTGTGCCGCCCATATGCGGCCGTAGAAACGTGGGTCGTAGGCAGGATCTGCAATCACCTGCTCCGCGTACTCGTGCTGCTCCCAGCAGATTGATTGCCTGTCGCTTCCTGCCGTGGTGATCGTGCAGATCAGAGGCTGCGGCCTGGAGCGACCTGAGTACCGAAGGGCTTCCCACAGCTTCCTGTCTGGCTGAGCGTGCAACTCGTCAAAAAACACGAACGAATACGACGGACCTTCAGCGGAACCAGCATCGCGGGAAATGACGCGCAGGCTGCTGTTGTTGCTGCGGTTCACGATCGTCTTGCGACTGTCAATCACCTCGAGCACGCCACGCAGTTCCGGCGACCCCAGGATCATCTTGGCCGTTTCGTCGTAGATAATGGCGGCCTGGTTGCGGTCCTTGGCAGCAATGCAACCCAGTTCGCCATGGCCTTCCATCACCAGATGCCAAATAGCCAGGCAGGAAAGCAGCGTGCTCTTTGCATTTTTCTTTGGCACCTCAAGGTAGGAGACGCGATAGCGGCGGCGGTTGTCCTTGTCTTTCCACCCGTAGATCGGGTTGATGACTTCGTCGCGGTGCCACTCCAGAAGTTGCACCGGATCGCCGGCCCTCGTCGTGGCGCCGTCTTTGGTGTGGACGCAGACGCTCTCAAGAAACTCGACGACTAGGCTTGGGTCTGCCGGTTCGTACGTGAACCCGTCAACCCACTCACGCCTTCGCGCGACGGGCAAGGAACTTGGCCAACGTGCTTTCTTCCTTGGCATCCGGCTCAACCTTGAGGCTCGTTCTGGCTGCAGGAGACAAGCCAAAATCGCTCTCTAACTGCCGCAGCTGCGTCGCTAATTTGTTTGCTATCGATACCTCGGGCCGCTGTGCGATGTACTTCACGTCGCCCTTGTCATTCAGAATCGGGTACGTGTCGCCTTCCGCCTTGAGTTTTGCACGCGTCGCAAGCCACCATTCGTAGGTGTCGCAGTACCTGGCCAGCGCTTCGATGTCGGCACGGGTCATCACTCGCACCGCCTGGAGCAGCGGTAGCAGTTCGTTCCACTTGTCGACCGCCACTGCACCCAGGTGCGACGGCATCACCACGCCATCCGCCGGCGGCTGTGGCTCGGCCTTGTTTAGAGGACGGTGACCCGGATTTCCTCGCAGGATTTTGAGTTCCGTTGGCTGCGGACGCGGACCCCTGCGCCCCATGCTTCCTCCTCAAGGCACAGCCGCAGCTGTCCTTCTGGCTTATCGCGTTTCGCTCCATTGCACTGCCGACAAAGGCACTGCGAGTTTTCAAACACGTTTCCTAGGCTGCCTGGCGAGGACAGCGGAATAATGTGGTCGTGCTCTGCATTAAGCTTGTGCGGAGACTTCGTGACGGCATCTAGCACATATTCTTTATTGCACAACACGCGGCACTTCTGGCATCTCCAGCCGTCACGCTCCAGCACGGCACCTCTCGTGCAAGCCGGGTCGAACGTCACGCCAAACACCTTGCACCGCTTTCGAAGCGAGGTGACAAGCGCCTTGTCGGCCGCCGCTCGCCTAGCCAGCGGGCTCCGTTTCCTCCTAGGCCGATGATCTCCCCAGCGGTGGTCCCGGTAACAATCTGGGCAGCAATACTTGCCCTTGTTCTGCCAGGGGTTCTTTGTGACGTGCTTCATGCGGAAGCGACGGCCACATTTAGGGTTTTGGCATACATGCGGTGGCGGGAACCTCGACTCTGCACATGCGTTGGAGCAGTACACCTTGCCCTTAGCGAGCTTGCTAGGCGTTCTCTCAACTTGCTTAGCGCAAGCCGGATCGCCGCATGGCATCAAGACGCGGCTCCTTTGCCCCAAGTGCATGCACAAATAAGAGCAGAAATGTTGCACTTTCCGAAACGTGGAGAAACTTTTTCGGCACGTTCGGCACTCATGCTTATGGATTGGATGCCGCAGGCGAACACGGCACCGCTCGGATTCAGCCCTAAACGCTGAACGGCATTTCGGGCAACGCTTTGGGTTTCTTCCGCGAACGCCGCTCCGAGAAATCGCGGCACCGCAATCGCAGCATGTGAGTGACATGCCTGCAGAATGCGGACGTTGTCAAATGTTCAGTACCTACCCCCATGCCGTTAGGTGCGGGCACAAATTTTGAAGGAAACGCCGTGGTTTCGCTCAATGCGAGTCGTTACGATCCAACCCGCCCTCCCCACCGAGTTTCCCGTGCTGTCTTGCGGCTGTGGCACCTGATACACAGCGTACGCAGGTTGGCCAGGTCATCCGTGCCGCCGTTCACCTTCGGCGTTATGTGATCGACGTGCGCCTCGCGCTTGTTCGCACACACACGGCCGCACTCTTGGCACTGCCAGGCGTCACGTGTGAGAACACCCTGGCGGATCTTGAACCACGCAATTGAGCAGTACCCACGCGCCGCCGCATTGGGCCGCCCAGACTCATCCCTGCGTTGCGCCGTACGCAGACGCAGTGGCCTGTGCGTTGGTATCCGCTGGGGCATGGCCCTAGCTCTTGAACACCACGACACCAGCCACGCCTGTTGCCGCCGTGTGGGCGCTCAGGATCTTCACGAATGGCAGGGCGTACACCTCGTCGGGCATGGCGTATATCCTGCCCGCCGCAGTCGAGGGGGCCAGCGTAACGTCAGCCACGCTGCCATCGGCCTTGTACACCCGCTTGTAGGCGCCACTTTCCGTGTCGCAGCCCCACATCTGCAGCGTGGTGGCACTGGTGGACATGGTGCCAAACGACACGACAGCACCTGCCATGTCATCTAGCCTGAGCGTGGTGGCACTCGAGGTGGCCGTGGACAGGGTGATATCGACGGTGCGTGTGCGGCGGTACAGTTGGGCGTCGGGCATTTGGCTGTCTCCTTGTACTTAGGCTATGGGGTGCACGTGGTGTCTTGCAGTAGAGGCTTCGGTCAGTCAGGGGCCACTTGCGGCACTTGCCATTCGCACGACCGCGTTCCATCAATGCCACAGTCACACCTTCGCAGCACGGTCTGCCCGTCCACGATTGCCTGTGCTGTCAGCGTCCAGCCGTCAGGTTGGCCGTACGTGTCAACTGACAGGCGTGCCCGAATCAATTGCGGCAACCAGTCTGTTGGCACTTCCGCCTGGCCGGCAGGCGTAATGCCCTGTAGATCAGGGGCTGCGTCAGTGTCTGGTGCCGCTGCGTGCGTCCACAGGCATTGGAAGTACACGCCGTGCGCGGCGTGGTGCGCGTCTTGGGCGGCTGCGAGATTGGGCCACAGATCCGCAATCATGCCGTCTATTGCTGGTGTGCTCATTTTGTCAGGTCAATTCCTGCGCCGCTGTTGTACAGGCTAGACACATCCGAATCGCTTAGGGCACGGCTCCATATGGCAAGCTCGTCCACATCACCGTTGAAGAAGTCCGCACCGGCGCCAGACGTGCCATATCGAATTCCAACATGCAGGTTGGTGCGCGATGCACGCGGCGTCTTAGTCAGCGTAATGGGAGTGCCGGCAGTGCCATTGAATGTCGATGAAACAGTGTTGCCGTCCCGGCGAATACAGATGAAGTGCCACACATCCTTGGCAATGGTGGCGGGCAGAATTCCGTTCCACGGGTTGTACGTGTCGGTGGTGTTGTCCGTGTAAAAAATGTACAAATGCGGCATGTTCCACGACGTTGACCCGCTTGATGGCATGCCAATAGCCATTCCACGTTCCGTTGGGAATGAGTCGTTGGAAACCAGTCCATACGTGTTTGCGGCAGATGCGTTGCCGTTGGGACGGAACCAAAAGGCCACACTGAACGCCGTTGGTCCTATAAGCGTCAGGCTGGCATTGCCGCTGATGGACGCATAGAGTCGTTCGCTGTTGGCTGTCGTGAAGTTTCTCGCGTTTCCTTGAATGCCGGTGGTTGATGGCACGGAATTCACCGACGTAAGCGACACGCCACCGGTGACATAGTTCGTCGCACTCACGTCACCGCTGGCGGCTGATTCGTTAAACGCCCAGTAACCTGCCAGCCCATTCCGCAGCGCGGCGAATTGGCTGGTTTGTCGTGGGCGCAATAGCTTTGGGCTCATTGCCATGCGTCAGTTCCTCTGCGAAATGGCCGTTTTGATTTCGTGCTGGCCTTGTGCCAATTCTTGCAGCGTCTTCGCCTGCTGTGTCTGCACGGCACCAATCTCGTGCAGCGTTTCGCTCGTGGCCTCTAAGAACTCGATGTGCGATTTCACCACGGGCTCAACTGCCCCACTGTAGAGCACCTGGCAAGCCTCGCGGCCGAAGTACAGCACGACGGCCAGCACAACGCACGGAACGCCAAACCGATCAGCAATCCGCAGAAACGTGTCAAGCACGCCCTGCTTCAGTTCCTCAGCTGTCATGGCTGCACCTGCTCACAATGGCAATCATTTCGCTGCGGTGGTCGATCCACCACGCCACCAGCAACTTGATAATTTCCTGCACCAAAGCGCCGAGGATCAGCGTCAGAATGATGCCCATGCCGAATTCCTGGCGTGACTGCCTAGTGATCGTGCGTGTGTAGTAGGTTCCCACCACGTTGGCCTGGGCGGGGTCACACTGCAGCAGCACAGGCACGGGCCACTGACGCACGGCACGTCTTGTGATCCGGTCCACAATGCGTCTACCGGCTACGTGCTTCTGCAGGCTAAGCCGCTGCCAGACGTGTGCCTGCAACTGCTCGAGCGTGGCCGATGGCTCTGCTGTGGCGTTCATTTCTTGCCAGTGCCTTTGCAAACAGGGCAGGTCAGCACAATGCGGCCATCGCCAATCTTGCCTGTGCCATCGCAGTTGTCGCACTCGTCGCTTGCCGGGCTGGGGGCGATCTCGTTACGCAACTGCACGACCAAGCGGGCCGTTTCGCACGCGAGGTCTGCGGTGACCGTGTGATCGTCTGGCAATGTCGCAACGCAGCCGGCCACGATCGCCAGCGGAAGCAGCATGTATCTCACAGAATCCCCTCCAGCCAGTTGGCGGGCAGCGTCCGTGGTGCAAAGCCGCTGTAGCCAGACAGGGCAAACGAATCCTCACCGGACAGCATCCGGCTGCACGTTTCGGCTCGCACCCAGCCGGCAGACCTCTGAAACTGCACTGGCAACGCCGTGTCAACGTCGCCGCTGTAGCAGTCTCCCCATGAATTGACGCACAACACGGCCGGATACGGTTTCCATCGAACGCCGGCAAACATCATGCAATGTGCCCACGACCCCATTGGCGACAGGTAGCCGCCGTCGCGGAGCGTCATGGAAAAGCCCTGCATGGAGCACACGGCCACTGGATAGCCGTTCTGGATCGCTCGGGCAGCGTCTTCAAACGTCCTGACCAATGCCACGCTGCTGACGGTGTGCTCGGCTGCGTACTTTTCCAATGCGTCGGGAACGCCGTCCCGGCCCCATTCCTTCTCTCGCGTGCCGCTGTTGTCGGTGAATGTCTGGCCGCCGTAGTCCTGTCCGTAGTGCAGCGTGCCGTACTTGGTGACCGCCTTGGCGGCAGCGCCACCGTAAGACCCATCGCTACCTAGATTTCGCTGGCCTCTCACCTCCACCCGGCTGAACCCGTACACGCTGGCCTCGAGCACGCGACCGCCGTACGTTTCTGGCTCATTCCGCAGCAAGATGTCACAGGCCGCGAGAATGTCGCACGACAGGCTCCAGCCCCATCCGACACAACTGCCGATCTTTTGGGAACCACGCTTCCACGACGGGTCGCACTTCAGCAGTGCCGACCCAAGGAACACATCGCGGCTTTCATCCAGCGCGAGATCCGGGCCGGCTTGCGCCAGCGTTGGCCTAGGCAACGACGCCAGAAACGCGTCAGTGCCTTCACGGTTGGGCGAGTAGCCCATCAATGGCAGGAAGTCGGCCATGCGTCAGCCTCCGTTGACGCCGGCCCATGCCACGGCCTTGGAAAACGCTCCGTACCGGGCACGCACGTCCGCAGTGACCGGCACCACGTCAGTGCCTACGGCCTGCCCGTAGGCGGCTTCCACGGCCTTCCGCAGCGGCTCGTTGCCACCTGGCACGTGCTGGCCGATCCGCCGCCACGCAATGTCTAGGGCCAGCGTGGTGAACAGTCGCAGCGATCTGGTGTCAGTTAACACGACCTCAGTGCTGACGGCATCGCCGGCTACGACCACGGCTGCCTTGCTCCACGTGGCAGCCCAAAGCATCCGGTCACCGTACGGCATTTCCCGCATGGCCTCGGCCACCGGCCGCACTAACTGCTGCATCTCCACGGCGGGAGTCTCCACGTTGACGCCGGCAGCAGGCATAGACGGCATGGCAGGCAGCGGCACCTTGCCGTAGGCAGCGGCCAACAGAAGTGCGATGGCGGCCACACGACCGATCAGGCCGGCTTTTTCTTTTGCGGCTTCCATCGCACGACCTGCGGCGGCACTGATTTGCGGCCAGTAGGGAGCAGCCGCCAGAACCACCGCCACAATGACGGCAGCGGCACGAAATGCAGTGTCAGCATTCACCTGCTAGCCTCCACCTGCAGAAGACACCACCTCACGAGTGATTCGCCCTGCGTTGTCTTCAGTACGTCAGCCAGCAATCGCACCAATTGGTCATCCGCTTGCGACTTGGTCTTGGATGCCAGCCATTCGGCCGCTTCGCTTACGATGACGGAACGCTTGTACGGGTCCATTTCGTTGATGAACCGCTGGCCGTAGCCAATCAGCGGCGACCACGCCTGCAGCAACGCAATCTGTTGCCAGATCGACAGCCCGGCGCCGTACTGGGCAAGTTCTTCTGGCGTGGCTTCGTAGTTGGGCATGGCTACTCCTCTGGTGGGTCTGGTTCCATCTTGCCCAGGTCCTCGGCGTCACTTGCAGACCACAGCACCGTGTCCTGCAGGTGCTGGTAGATCAGATCCCACGTATCGCCGGCCTCGTCCTGCACGTCGCGGCGGTCCAGCCGAAAGGGCTGCTTCCAGCACTCTTCAGCCAAAATCTTTCCGTTTTCGTTCAGGTAGTACGCGTAGGCGTACACCTGCCCGTACTCGATGACGATGCGGCGGTAGACGGTGTCTGCTGGCTTTTCGATCATTGATCGTCCATTGCATCAGCAATGCTCTGCGAGTCGGGCAGTTCGTGCCGTAGTTCGTCGCCGTAGATCGGCACCACTCGCAGCGTCACGTGCTGTGTCTTTTGCACGCGGCGGTCTTCGCGTGTCTTTTCGTCCCATGATGCCTGCAGGCGAATGCAGGCGGCTGCTATCTCGGCCGGCGTTGGGTCTGCCTGCCGTAGCGGCTTGGCTCGGAATCGCCGGTCATGCCTGGGCGGCAACGACCAGACGTGCTTCAGCCTGATGACTTGGTCACGCGTGATCGTGTACCGATCACACAGCGACCGCATCGGCATATGCGTCAACCAATCGGCGCGAAACGCCGTCAGGCTAATCGTCGCAGTGTTTCCCGCCATCCGTGGCCTCGACAGGCTGTAGAAATTGCATCACGCAGCGTTGCGCTGGGTTCATGTACATCCTTTTGCCTGTCCTTTCGCCAATCGTCTTGTGCAGCGTCACGTGCTCGCAGTCTGTCGTGCCGTCATAGGTTCCCTGCAGGTAGTCGGCGGTGCGGTAGATCGCCAGCCCGCCAAATACCGTGCACACCGGAATTAGGGGCGAACCAACCGGCGGCAACCATTGGTGCTTCCACGCACCCTGTCCGGCTGTGTAATCGTCCCACCACGTGTTGATTCGCAGCGTCCAGCAGTCGTAGTGCAGCCAACCACGCTTCTGCCGAATGTTCGTCCCGTCGCTTTCCGCCACGTTCGCCTCGAGCAGTGACACGCTGCCCATGCCGAAGGCGTCTGGCATTTCTGCCATCGCGCCGAATCCGTGCACAACGCCGTGATGCGACCACGCAAACTGATCCCAGTCGATCATGACGACGAAATCGGCATCTGCGGCACAATCGGCCACCCACCGTTGGCACGCTGTGCGGTACTCCGCAAGCGCGATCGTGCGGCGACCGGCGAACTCCGTGCTGTACTGCTTGCGACCCAATCGCCGTGACGTGAAAGTTGCCCTAGGGAAGTCGCGGCAGTAGTCGGCGAGAACCTGCACCGTTTCATCAGTGCTGTCGTTTTCCTCGATGTGCAGTGACCAATCTCGGCACAGCTGTGCCAAGTGCTGTGCGTTGCCAAGGTTCCGCTCAAGGTTGGGTGCACAGTTCCTGGCAAGACCAACCATTGCGATCTTGGAGCGTGCCAGCACCGTGAGCCCGTGCTTGATGTGCCGCTCCATGTCTTCAGCAAACATCTGCATGGGAAAAACTAGCCGCTCAGGAACCATCAACGTTTCCATGCGACTCCCAATCCATAGCCGGCGTCGTTCACCATGTGCGGTGCCCTGTGCTGAACGACGAACGCGTCAAACACCTGCCGAAGTTCAGGATGGGCCGGATGGTTTGTGTCATGGAAGACAACGCACCCGCCGGGCTTGACAAGCGGCCACACGTTTTGCAGATCCGCCATTGCGCCGGCGGCAGAGTGATCGCCGTCCACGAGCACTAGGTCAAACGCATTGGCCTTCTGCGGCATCAGGGCCGAAATCGTTACACGGCTGTCTCCGTCTAGGAATGCGATCCGGCCCAAGAAGGGGAATTCGTCCAGAAGTTTTTCGATGTGCCAGTGGCTGCCACGATTGGTGCCGCCGTACTCGCCGCCCCACGTATCGGACAGCCAGACCGATTGCAACGCGTGGCCGTTCTCAACCACGACCCGCAGTGAATCGCCGTCACGCACTCCGATTTCCAAGTAGTGCCACACGTCGTGCAGCTGGCAGTGGTCACGCAGGTAGTCGTGCAGGCTGGCATTGCTCATTGGATACGTACCGTTGTGCGGGCCTCGGTGCCGTAGGTGCGTTCCATGACGTGTCTGCCGATCTGGTGATCGTCCACGTAGGCAATCCCGTTCAGCGCGTCTTCAACGCCGCTGAGCAGGTTTTTGTTGTCGCCACGCGGAAGCACAGGAACACCTGGCCGCAATGTGCCGTCCTTGCGAAAGTGGCTTTTGGGTCGCTCAAACACCCAATCCACAATCATCGTCAGCGGTTCTTCCGCAGTAGGCGAATCGCACGCCGCCTTGGCGGCCACAGCGATGGCATTCCGGTATTGCTCAATGCCGTTGTCGGGATAGTACCGGTGCCCACTCTTCGTAATGCGTGGCCGTGGCTGTGGCACGGGCTTCCCTGGCACGCTGAAACTGATTGGACGCATGGCCGGATGATGGCCGGTGCGTCAAGCGCTGCGGAGAATGCGTTCCCGACCTGCGGCCTCTAGGTCCGCATCAACCATCATGGCCACCAACTCAGGGAACGTGACCAGCGGCTTCCAGCCAAGCACGCGCCTTGCCTTGGTGCTGTCGCCAAGCAGCAGATCGACTTCGGCAGGCC